GAATCGACAAAGCATCAACGGCAGTATTCAGCGGAAAGCTGTCAGCACCGAGCGGAACGATAGGCGGATTTACGCTTTCGACTTCGTCAATCTATAAAACCAAGACCTCGTACAGCAGTTCAACCGAGGGTGTCTATATTGGCACGGACGGAATTGGACTCGGTGCGGGGACTTTTTATGTTACTTCGGCGGGTAAGCTCTACGCAACGAACGCAGAGATTTCTGGAACGATAACGGCAACGAGCGGAACGATAGGTGGGTTCACCATCAACTCAAGCAGTCTTACGAATGCAAGTGGTGGTTCGTCTATTCAAATCACGAGCGGGAACTACACAACCTACCTTGGTGCAAACACTTGTTACAGCAGATATCAGCAAACGGCAGGTACACGTGGTTGGACATTGTCGCACAGTATGATTTCTATTTCGGCATATTCGTCAAGCGTTTACTGCGGAATAAAAATCCAACCGACATACCAAAAGAGAACGAGTTATACGAGCAACGGCAATACAACGGTTGCGGAGGGGTGCATAACAACCTATTCAACGCAATCGTACAATGTCGACCAAGGCTACACCACGGGTTCGGCAGTGCCGTTCATTTTGGGCATAAGCCGTAGCTATATGAAATCGCCGTATGCTGCGCAGTACGAATGGGGCGCATATATGCGGTTTGCAAGCCACACACTTGCAGAGCTTGTCTATGACAGCTACCTCGGCGGAACTTGGCGAATGCGTGATGCCTACACGGGCAGAACCTATGACCTGGGTGGACACAAGTTCTATTTTTACAGCTACTCTTCGAGTATATCCGATGACAATGTTGTGAGCATTTCGCAGTCTATGCACGGGTTAAGCACAGTCCTAGGAGCAGTTGTGTGTCCTCGCTCGACTGCTACGAGTAGTTCGAATTTGAGCGGATATACGAATATTACGAACAAGGGCTATCAAAGCGTAGGTGTAACCATAAGCGGTACAACAGTTTATGTCGCATTCGACTATGGCACTTATCAAAAAGGCTTCTATTGCCTTATTTACGGGAAGTGATTTATGCTTATTTATTATCTTCAAAACGAAAACCAAGAAATCATCGAGGACGGCTTTCAGAAGTTCGATGAGCGGTGCAAGTCAATGGAAAGCACCAAATACCGAATTGTGAACGGCTACAACGGAGCATTATTCTTCGTTGAATACACGCTGACCGATGAGTACAAGGCAAAAGCAGCAGAGTTCAAAACAAGGTCGGAAATCAATGGGCTACGGCGGAGACGGGAAGATGAGTGTTTCTCGGTTATCAACCGTGGTGCATTATGGTATGACCGCTTAACCGAAGCGCAAAGGGCAGAGCTGGACGAATGGTACGATGCCTGGCTCAATGTTACCGAAACCAAGGAAGTACCGAAAACACCAGATTGGCTCAATTAAAATTGGAGGATAAAGAAATGAAACTTATCAATGTACTGCAAGCGCGAGATGCTCTTGCAAAGCTCACGGACACGCACTTCACCAGTTACAAAATACTGCGTGAACTTGTCAAGCTCAAAAAGAGAGTGGACGAAGAATACGAGTTCTATTCCACCCAGGAAAAGAAAGCAGTTGATACCTATGCGGAGAAAACTGAAGATGGTCAGCTTGTTTTCATCGATGGCGGAAGGCTCAAGCTCAAGGATGTCAAATCCAAGCAAGCCTTCGATGCGGAAATTGCAAAGCTCAACGAAACCGAGCTTGACGATATTCCTACTGTAACAATTCACGAGAGCGACTTTAGGTCGGCGGCGGATTTCCCCACGGCAACCGATATGCTGTTGCTTTCGGAAATAATCATTTTTGAGGAGGGCTGATATGATTGCATCAATCGTAATAAGCGTATGCGCAAGCGTTATAAGCGGTGTTGTGGTGTTCTTGGTTCAAAGGTTCTTCAAACGTCACGAGGATACGGAGAAGAAACGGAACGAGGCTCATAGGAAGGAGAACTTTCTCATCCTTAAAAGCATCAAGGCAATCGGTGAACTCACCGAGGCAAACAGCATCGCAATCCGTGATGGCAAGACCAACGGCGAGCTTAAACACGCACTTGCGGATTACACGCAGATCAACAAAGAACTCGATGAATTCTTAATCGAGCAAGCATCGGAAAACTAGGAGGAACGATATGAACGACATTTTAATAAACATCATTTCGGCGGTAGTGACCACAGTGTTGCTGCCGCTTATTACTTGGGCGGGTACGAAACTCATCCAATACATCGGCACAAAGGTCAAGAACGAAAAAGCATCTGCTCTTTTAGCTACGGCAACGAATATCGTGCTGAACGCAGTGCGCAGTGTGTTCCAAACCTATGTCGAGAGCTTAAAGGCAAACGGCAAGTTCGACTCGGCATCGCAAGTGGAAGCGTTGAAAAGGGCGAAGGATATCGCACTTTCACAGCTTGGGGACGATGTCAAGGAATATATCACTGCGAACTTCGGCAACCTTGACGGATGGCTTACAAACCAAATCGAAAGCTCAATCAACCTTTTGAAAAATCTGTAAGCCGGGGAGTGCGAGTATGGAGTACATAGCAAGCATAAGCTACGGCAAAGACAGCCTTGCAATGCTCGAAGTTATCCACCGCAACAACCTACCGCTTGACAGAATAGTACACGTCGAGATTATGGCAACGAAAGACATCCCGGCAGACCTTCCGCCGATGATGGAGTTCAAGAAAAAGGCGGATGCCATAATCTTCGACAAGTACGGAATTCCCGTTGAACATATTACTGCGCCGCATAGCTATGAAGATTATTTCTACTATGTTTGCAACGGCAAGAAAAGCCGTAATCGTGGGAAGATATACGGATTTCCTTTACAGAAGGGCAACTGGTGCAATTCAAGGTTGAAGGTGGGTGTTCTTGAAAAGGTACAAAAGGATGCGGTCACTTACATAGGCATAGCCGTGGACGAACCGCGCCGATTCCATAACCTTTCGGAAACCAAGCGTAGTCCGCTTGTGGAGTTTGGTTGGACAGAAGCACAGTGCCGTGCATGGTGTGAGGAAAACGACTTATTAAGTCCCATCTATACCACCGCAGCAAGGGGCGGATGTTGGTTCTGTCATAATCAGTCGATTGAGCAACTACGGCTCTTGCGGAAGAACTACCCAGAGTATTGGGCATTACTTTTAAAGTGGGACAGCGACAGTCCCGTTTCGTTCAAGGGTGATGGGCATACCTTGCACGATTTTGAAAAGCGGTTCTCTATGGAGGAGCGTGGGTTATTGCCCGAGAACACGGCTTTCAGATGGAAGCAGATACAGTAACGAAATAGGAGAGCGAATATGAGCAGCGAACAGACAGCAGTCAATACAATCGAGTTCAATTGTGCGGTGGGTATCGTTCTTAACCTTATGAGAACAGGTAAAATCACCACCGAGGAATTTGACTTGATTGAGGCAAAACTTAAACAGAAATACGGGATAGAAAGTGGGTGTGCGGAGTAACTTCCGCACACTTATTTTTTACCATCAAAGGACACGCAAAAATCTCTCGGTTTATCCGTAAAAAGTCTGATTATTTGGGCGTTATCGCTGGATATAGTTTGGGGTCTATGGTAATGTGTGTCATACCAAAAAGCGGAGGATATGTGCCTATGAACGAAGTAAAATTAAGAACGGTTGCTTATTGCCGAGTTAGTAAAAACTACGGTCAAGAAGTATCCCTAGAATCGCAGGTTCGGTACTTCAACGAAGTAATGGACAAAGACCCGTTGATGGTCAACTGCGGTTGCTACATTGACAACGGAATAAGCGGGCGATTCATTGGGGCAAGAAAAGACTTCAAGCGTATGATGCAAGATGCGGAACTTCACAAGATTGACTACATTTTGTGCAAGTCAATCAAGAGGTTTGGACGCTGCACCTTGGACACCATAAGGGCGGTTACAAGGTTGACCGAGCTGAACATCCCAGTGTTCTTTGAGCAAGAGAACTTGAACACCATCAAAGACCGCAACAACATTTTATTGGTTACGATGGCGCAGATAGCTCAAGAGGAATATGAAGAAAAATCCGAAGCCATCAAATGGACTTTCAAGAAAAGGTTCGAGCAAGGGCAGTTGATAGTCAACCCCAACACACCGCTCGGATACAAGTTCAACGAAGACGGACACTTGGTGGTCGTGCCAGGGGAAGCGAAAATCGTCAAGCGCATTTACGAAAGCTACGCAAAGGGCATCGGCTCGACGGAGATTGCAAGGCGGTTGAATAAAGACGGATACAGAACGGCGCACGGCAGACAGTATCTTCCAAGCACCATCCTTTACATAATCAAAAACGAAAAGTACAAGGGTGATGCGATGCTCCAAAAGTATGTGGTAGCGGATGGAAAGAAAATCAAGAATATGGGCGAGGCTCAACAATATTATGTGGAGAACGACCACGAGGCAATCGTCAGCCGAGAGCTATGGGATACTTGCCAACGATTGATAGAACGGCATAAAACTTCTGAATATGTACGGGCGGAGAACAGAGAGTTCGACCCGTTCAAAGGAAAAATAGTGTGCGGAAAATGCGGACATAACTACAAACGCATAAAGCGCAGTGATAAGAAAACTAGGTACGGCTGTTACCTTAAAAGCAGCAAAGGGATGAACGCTTGCAGAAGTGAAAGCATCAAGTTGGAAACGCTCGAAAGGGTGTTCGTTGAAACTTTTAACTTAATACACGGCAAACGAAAGTCCTTGATGGAAATGCAAGTAACGGATGAGGTTCGGGAACTCAACAACGAGATAACAAGAATGCTCAACCAGGAACGGACATACCTTCAACTTCAAGCGAGAGACTTGCTACACGGCGAGATTGAGGAAGAGTACAGAAAACTGCTCAACCGCATCGTCAGGGCAGAAGAGCAGAAGAAGGTAATGTTGGAAACCAACGGACAAAACGTGAAGGCTCAAAACGATTTGCGAGTTTATAATTCGGCGGTGATGCGAACGGCAAAGCTGACTGAGTTCGATGAGAAAGTTTTTGAGCAGATAGTTCGGCAAATCGTAGTGGTAGACAGAGAACATTTTGCTTTCCACTTGACCTCGGGTGAAGTGGCGAATGTGAGCATAATCTACTGGGCAACAAGCGAAGATGAAATACAATCAATTGATATAAAAGCAGTAACGGAGGTGTGCTAAAATGGACGAGAAAAGAATAAGGGTTATTCCCGCAACAAACTCACGGAGACTTTTGGTGGACGATGATTCGCCCGTAATCACTAGGAAGAAAAGGGTGGCAGCATATGCCAGAGTTTCCACGGGCAGAGAAGAACAGCAGACGAGTTTCAAGTCACAGTTGGAGTATTACACAAGGCTCATTTTGAGCAACCCCGACTGGGAGATGGTTGGCGTATATGCAGACGAAGGCATCTCGGGACGAAGCATGAAAAAAAGGGTGAAGTTCCGTGAAATGATAAAGGATGCGCTTGACGGAAACATCGATATGATTCTCGTAAAATCGGTCAGCCGTTTCGCTCGAAATGTCCTTGACAGCTTGACCATCATCGAGCAGTTGCGAGAGAAACGCATTCCCGTGGTGTTTGAAAAGGAAAAGCTCAACAGCCTTCAAGATGATAAGCGAACCAACTTTATGCTAACGATGTATGCATCAATCGCCCAGGAAGAATCAGACAGCTTGAGCGATAGCGTGAATTGGGGCATCCAACGCAGGAACGAGCAAGGCTTCGTAAGAAAGGCAAAGACCTACGGATATGATGTGTTGAACCACGAGTATGTGGTAAATAAAGAGCAAGCGGAAGTGGTACGGCTTATCTTCGAGCTTTACATCTCGGGGTTGAGCTACCGCCTTATAAGCGATGAACTTCAAAGGCGGAACATCAAATCACCCTTGGGGTTGGACAGATGGGACGAAAGCACGATTGAAGGAATGTTGCAGAACGAGAAGTACATAGGTGATGCGCTTTTGCAAAAAACCATCGTAAGACCTTGGGTGCAGAAAAAGCGTTCAGCTTCGGCGGACTCGCAACAATACTATGTCGAAGATGACCATGAGGCAATTGTGAGCGATGAGATGTTCGAAAGGGTAAAGCGTGAAATGGAATACCGCAGAAGTTTACGCTCTTGCACCAAGTCGGGAAGGGGCGGCTATTCTTCGAAGTATCCTTTGTCGAGCAAGGTGTACTGCTGCCAATGCGGATGCATTTTCCGCAGACATGGGTATTTCAGTGGCGAGAAATATGTAAAGACTTGGACTTGCTCGAACCATAAACTGAACGGAAACACGGCTTGCACACAGCTTGCTGTCAAGGAAGATGAGCTTTTCGCATCCTTTGTAAGAGTTGCGAATATGCTCATTGAAGATAAGGAAGGAATGGTCAAGAAGATAACCGAGAGCATTCAAGAAACGCTTTCAGAACGACTTTCCGACCAGGCTAGCGATGAGCTTGCCAAGAAGATTGTTGCCAAGGAAAAACTGCTCGTCAAGGCGGTTAAAAACGCACAGACAGCTGATGACCTTATAAGCGGAGAGCGTGAAAGGGAACTGCTTATCAACGAAATTGAAAGCCTTAAACAAGAACAGAAAAAGCGTTCATTGCAAGTGGTTGACCTTGAGCATACGAACGAAAGATTTCAAGCACTCTGGGGAATGGTTGAAGATAAAGGAAATCTCACCGAATTTGATGGCGATATGTTCCGCAAGATTGTGAACCGAGTAACGGTTGACGGAAAGGAACTGACATACGACTTCGGTTGCGG